AGAGACCCTTACAGGGGACAGCTATCGAAGACAAAAGAGGGTGGCGTGAGTAATAGAGCAGAACTGCCCCGCCGTATTCTTCAAGTGTACGCTTCTTGCTCTCACGGAAAGTGGCAGGCAGGGACTCTAACTTGCGACCGCCGGAAGTCCGAATGCCACTCCAAACGTGTCAGAAAATGGTTGGAAGAGATAAAGGAGCTGAACAATGGAAATGCCTGAAAGTTTACCGTCGACTGTCTGGGCAGTAGCCTGGTGTGAATTGTATAAGGTATTCTCTGAGCAAATGAGGCAAGATGAAGTTGACCTCATGGATTCCGTGCTTCAATCTGTTGACGCTGATATGCGAGACGAGATGAAGAGGCAGGAGGGAGATAGTGGCGAACTGGTTAGATGATGAGCTTATACGCACCGAAGTTGGGGGAAAGGATTTTGCCAAAGCAATCGTCATTGGCTGGTTAATAAAAACCGGGGGCTCAAACTTGAAACTTTTGGAGACTGTCACTGGACTGCCTCAGAAACTACTGTCGCCGCTTCTGGCTGAGATGATGGAGCAGCGAGTGGTCAGTTTGGATAAGGTTGTGTTCAAGCCGTCATCGAGGTGGTGGTTGAAATGAAAGGGTATCTAGAGAAAAAGAACAAGGGCCTGCGTTGTCCCAACTGTGATAGTGACGACCTGACACGGGTAAGAGTAGCGTCAACCATTTACATTACCAACATCAAAGCCTACAACGAGGCAATAGGTCAGTAGATTGCAGGGTTCAGAGCCAAACTGGCAGGATGTTGTTGACCTGCACGAGCAAGCGCAGCGTAATCTAAAATTGGCTATCGCTATGCTGGATGAGGCTACTGCTGCCCTGCATGAGGTGCAAAATCGCCTGGCTCAAGCAAAAATTAGCTGTGAAGAAGTCAAAAGTGGCAAGGGACTATGAGTATATCTGTACTTGTCCAAACTGTAAGACTTTCGAAACGCTCTGGTTCATCGGGGATAGACTGGTGCCGACAAAGAGATTTACGCAGAAAGACCATAGGATTTACCATGACTGCGGCTCAAGTGAGCCTTGCCGATTGTTTTCCAGATTTATCCCACCACCAACTTGATTATGTACCCAATAGCCGCCGCGAACACTGACGAGGCAAAGAACCAGAGCGGCTTTGCCAGTTTACTGGTCAGGTGATTACTGAGCATACCAAAGCATGCCAGGATTAGAGTGTTTGTATCGGCCTCCCTCCAGCCTTTCTTTCCGGAGGCGAGCTCGTCCTGAGCTTCCCGGCACATTCTCATAAAGAAATCGTCAGCGTGATTATTCATTTGGCATCAAGTCTCCTAGAGTTTTCAGTTTATCGCTCGTGGCGATGTCATCAGGCAAAGGAATTGTTCCCTCAGTGACTAAAGGATAACCGGCATCTTTGAAAGCCGATGCTACCAACTCGCTACAGATGTAGAAGCTATTCCGCCGGTAGGTAAAGGCCAACCATTTCAATATGGTGTCCCATTTCTTCGGCAGTAAGCCGCCGAACTTCGCCAGGATGAGCTTGGGCAGGGCGAACCTCGGAATGTCGAAATAGCCGTACCAGGAGCCGGGGTTATCGGCCAGCCTCTCGGCAGCTTTAGCCGCCAGCGGGCCGAAGTTTTCATCAATTGCTCTCTTTACTGTGATTTCCTCTCCGGTATAACAGAAAAGGCTTCGGATGAGTACGCCCCGGCCGATGCTCTCCACAATCAGCGGCAGCTCTCGCTTCGTGGTATCGAAGTACATGGCCACGTGGCGGTATCTTACGAACATCCTTACCAGCCAGTTCGTGGCTTTGAAGAAGAGCACGTCGCCTGGTTTAAGTTCGGTGTAGTTCGTTATAGTGGACATAATACTTTTGTAAAGCTTCCTCTTCTGTCCAACCGTAGAATCGTCTGCCACATATTGTGCATTCCACTATGTACATTTTCTACCTAAGGCAGGGTGCGACCCCGATTACAGTCATGGCGCCCCACGGGACGGGAAAGGAAATGGGTAGTTCAGGCCCAGCCATGATTTCCCGGCATCCTGCCCTTTTGATTATAGCCAGCTAAACGTCTATAGTAAACTCCTGGCCGATATACTGAGCCTGCTTGTTCCAATCTTTGGTATCAGGGTGAAGTTCCTGCTGGCCTTTGTAAGCCGATTTGGTATAGGCCTCAACAAGCATCTGGCAGTAGTTGCGAAGCTGGGCGTCTGTCATCCCGGCGAGGTTAGATAGCTGTTCTGTGAACTTAATTTCGTGCTTTTCAGCCGCTCCAACTTTGTTGCACTCCAGAGTTACCTCTATCATCGGCTGGTCAAGCCTGCCGCCACTATCGGTATGGATAGTCTTTATATCCTTAATCTTAACTCTTACCTGCATGTTTCACCTCCTCTTTAGCCATCTGAGCATCGAGGTGCCAGTGGATGCACCTGAGCTCATTAAGTATTAGGATAAGAGCTGCATCTGTCTCGCTGATTCGCTGAGCCTGAGCATAGCCTTCCACTGCGCCTCTTGTGTTCTCCATGACCTCTATCATCGTCTTGGGGTGTTCTGTTTCTTTCCTGCCGTTATTCATGTCATTCTCCTATGCCTTCTGTATAAAAGCCACCTCATAGTATGCTGGCCTGCCATCATCAGTTGACCAGGGATTGTGGTTATGGCCAGCTGCTAAACCTAGGGTATGAGTATGAGAGTTCTCGGAGTTAAATGTATGGGAATGGTCTCCCCCCGTAGTGTTAGCCATTCTCATTCCCATGTCGTGGACTTGGCTTAGATTTGCGGTCGTTGAGACCGCATGTGTATGACTTCCGATAGTGTTGGTAGCGGCATGCTGGTGCTCTCCGTCAGTGTATATCGTGTGCCCGCTATGAGCACTGTCATTTTGGTCTGTATGAGTGTGAGTATCCGAACCACCAGTACCACCAGGATTTATACCAGCATCTGAACCTCTTATGAATCGGCCTCTTAAGTCAGGACGCCCCCCAGCACCATCGCAAAGATTATATCCTGTTGGTATATTAGCAAGCAGGCCTGCCCAAATTAGAACTCCGTTCTGGGGAATAACTGAGGCTCCACCATCATTAATAATGTAGGCTACATCATAATAGGATGGAAGGCTAGATGCAGAGTTTACCGTGTGGGTATGATCTAAACTACCCGTTGCCCCGGTGTGGTTGTGATTACCTGTAGTATCGGTAGAGGCATGGGTGTGGTTCCCTGCTCCTGAATCAGTTTGGACATAGTTCCCATAGCCTCCAGCTTCGAGGTCATTAACATGCGTATGCGTCCAGGTGTAAGCAAAAAAGGCATGAGAGTGTGCTCCCATGGTACTTATAGAATGAGTGTGACTGATTGTATTGAGGGTGTGGGTGTGAGTTGCCGCTCCGCCCGTAGTTCCTGGATTGGTGACATTTGTATTTATACCCCGAACAAAGCGGCTTCTCAGGTCGGGTCTTCCACCTCCTCCATCGCAAAGGCTCCAGCCTGTTGGAATGTTAGCCAGTAAGCCTGTCCAGATTATTATTAGATTAGCTGCTACCCCAGCGCCGTCACGAGCTTGAATAAAGGCTACTTCATAATAGGGAGGGCGACCATCCGATGAACTTATTGTATGAGTATGATTTCCAGAGTCTCCTACGATATGAGCGTGAGATTGCGTATCAGTAGTATGGGCATGTCTGCCGGTAAATACCCCCATAGCACTCACAGTTCCAACCGCATGGGTAGGGCCTCCATGGCCATGAAATCCGGCTGCATTAACTGTGTGGCTGTGGTTTTGGTCATATATCCCGTGGGTATGGCTTCCGCTCGCGGTTTGGGAAGCATGGGTGTGGCTATCGGCTCCCCCTGTTGTTCCGGGCTCAGTAGCAGCGGGAGCGCCCCTTAGAAATCTGGCAATGAGATTTGGTGTTCCGCCAGTTCCGTCACAGAGACTCCAGTTAGTAGGGATGTCCGCTAGTAGTCCGCTCCAGATGGCAATAACTCCCGCCGGAACAGGGGGAGCGGGAGCGCCAATTCCCTGCGGTGGATAAAATCTGAGCTTTGGCGCGGTTCCCTGTGGTGGATAAGGGGACATCTAATTTCCCTCCTAGCTTATACTGCCGCCCCAATCTCATCAATTATAAGCCTGTATATCGTCCCTGTGGTAACGCTGTATTTGATATTGATGCTATCCCCACTTCGCCAGGGAACATCAAACATATAGGCAGCACCAGCGGTTAGGTTGGTGCCCCCATTCAAGTTTTCCGTAACTGTAGTTGCCCCTTGCGTTCTTGCCACCCTCAAAACGCCAGCGACACTAACACAGACATAAATTCTGAGATAAGAGGGCGAATTGGTTGGGGTAATATCAGCGCCAAGCCAATTAGCCTCAGCGGCAGGTAAGGCAGTGTTGAAGATAGCTGCTTTGGCTATCGGAATTGCTTTGACTAGAGTAGATTCAGTAGCTCTGGTGGAGAGTGTTGCCTCGCTCGCTCTAGTGGAGAGCACCGTATCGAGTTGAGCCAGAACAGCTTCGACATCAGCTTCAAGAGTAGTGAAGTCTTTTGTGCCCGCGCCCCTCAGGGCGTCTCTGAGAGCCGATAAGGCAATATCCAGGTTGGCCAGGTCAAGCGATACGTCCCTGCCGGTGAGAGCGGTGCCGCCCCACTTTCGCAGGCTGTCAATAACACCAAGCTCTCTTGCCACACGGTCCGAAATATCGGCTATGTCAACCGGCCTTTTTAGTGAGTACTCACATCCAGCAATTACGGCTGCTCCGCCGGCGAGTGCAGAGATAGTTATTGTATCAGCAGTGTTAGATACAACGATTCCGAGATAATGAACAGCCCCAATAGTAACTTCAAAGGTGGCATCCACCCACATGTTGGCAGCCCAGCTTTTACTGGTATCAACAATGGTCGTGTTTGAGCCTCCGGTAGCTGTACCGCTATCAATCGCTGCCTCAACGGCCGAACTCAAGGCAGCCTTGAGTTCGTCAAACTCAGCCGGGAGGTCAATATCGGTGCCAGTGGGAGTCTCTAATATAGCTTTTACTACTTGTCTTGGTTCTGCCACTTTAGGCCTCCGCCGGCCAAGTTGGTTTTGGTAATGCCGCTGCCTTCCCGCCGATAGTTATCTTTGGCTCACCTTTCTTGACTTCTTTATCTTCGCGGATAGGTGGTAGCACTTTGGTTTTCTCTTTTTCTTCCTTTTCCATAAAATTCGTCGCAAGGGGATTGTCGCCTTCAGGCGACAGAGGAATTGCGACATACCTCCTTCCTGTCAAGAATTTGCATAATCCGCAGAATGTATGGTATAATATCAGCATGAACAGAATGGTTCGTGTTAAACTGCTTCCTACTGGTGAACAAGCCGTTGCTCTTTCGAACACAATAGCTCAGTTTACCGCTGCATTTAACCGCGTCTGCCAAGTGGGCTGGGAAACTAAGAATGGCAATGCCTATACACTTCACCGCTTTACTTATAGAGACTGTAAACAAGCCTATCCCGACCTTGTGTCTGACCTGCACATCCAAGCTCGCCAGAAAGCATCCGAAGCTATAAAATCGGCGATAACCAGATTGAAGCATGGCAGAAAATCCAGTTGTCCTCAATCTCGGCTTTGCCCACCGAGATATAACGTTCACACTTTCAAGGTGGATTGGGATAGCGGCCGGGTAAACTTGTCTACCACAAAGGGCAGAATGAAAATCCCCATTGCTGTGCCCCAGTATGCCCGCTATGCTATCGGTAAACTTACTACTACTGCTGACTTGCTTTATAGACGGGGTAAGTTTTACTTGAACATCGTGGTTAACTTGCCTGATGTTGCTTTCGTCTCTAATGGCAAGGCTATCGGCGTTGACTTGGGGGTTACCAGGCCGGCCGTTACTTCGGACAACCGCTTTCACGGCAACCGGCATATGAAAGAAGTTGTTAAGAGAATATTTCGCCTCAGACGGGAATTGCAAGCCAATGGTTCTAAGAGTGCCAAGCGGCACCTTAGAAGCCTCGCTGGGCGTGAACAACGCTTCAGACGGGATTGCGACCACGTTATCTCCGCCTCTATCCTCCACGGCATTGAACCCGGCACTACTATCGTTGTGGAAAACCTCACCAACATCAGAGAACGAGTGAAAGCATCCAGAGGAGAGGCTAAAAGGAGGCTTCACTCTTGGAGCTTCGCCCAGCTCAAGGGATTTCTGGAGTATAAAGCCGAAGCTCTTGGCTGCCAGGTTGTGGCTGTAGACCCCCGGCATACCAGCCAGAGGTGTAACCGATGCGGTTACATCTACAGGGGCAACCGTAAGTCTCAGTCCGAGTTTCTCTGTCGCAAATGCGGTTTTCAACTTAATGCCGACCTCCAAGCGTCCCGTAATATCCGAGATAAATACCTTGTCGGTTGGGGTACATCCCCTTCCGATGCGCTGCCGTCAACCAGCGTATTGTTTCACCCTTCGCCCACGGGGCTGGGTAGGGACAAGCTGGCGGCTTTAGCCGTCAGTGGTTGACCCAGGGTAGCGTCAGGTCGGTGCCTATTCCACTACCCGTTACACCGATATCATAGCCAATACTGTAAACATCACCAGGATTCCACTGGTTGGTAAGGCCCCCCTCCAGAGCTACCACGGTGATGGTAGTCTCAGTATTGGCAGTGACAACGCCCGAACTGCCATCAGTAAGATTAAATATGGTTAGCCCCACAAACTCATTGACCACAAAGTGAGCAGTGGCATCCGTCATGATGGTTGGATGGGCGGCCTCGGTGTGTGTTCCTGTGGCTGTGTCTGGCCAGCCACCGGCCAGGATACTATATAAAGACCCCTCCTGTGTTGGTATCCCCTTTAAGAAGGTAAGCTCAGCCTTACCATACCCAAATATTTGAGGGCTCCGTTGCGCTACGTTTCCAGCTTGGTAATCTTCTATGCTGGCATAGCGGAGGAGGCCAACGGTAACCAGATGATTTGTCATAATGAAGACACCAAGTTCAAAGAAATGGTTGCGAATGCTTGAAGCCAGCCAGCCCCAAGACCCATCCTCCTGCGGTAAGGTTAAGGGAAATTCCGGGCAGTTAGGGAATGCGAGAAAAGGTACAGTAACTATGGCATCAGTTATAGTGAACCTATCCTGACGCAAGGTTGGCGTTATAAAAGGCTGAACAGAGCGCTCGATAGTTTTTGAGAAGTCTGCACGCCCTATTCCTCTGGCTTGTACCGTAAATGTCTCTATTGCCATAATAATTCCTAAGGAACAGGTAGAACGGGTGATACCCTGATATAGTATTCCTCTAGGCTGGTATATAGACCCGCGCACCCAATCCTGAAATCCTCATCAACATCACCATAGTTATAGGTGGTAAAGCGAATAGTGTTGAGGAAGGGATAGCCTTTCAGGAGGTGTTTGGTCACAGTCTGGTAGGCGGCTTCATCTATAACCGTGTAGGCGATGCCTTCCGCATCAATGTCTTCTACCAGCAGCCTGATAAGGCGATTGGCTGGAATTGAGGTAAAGAAATCGTAAACAAGCACGACTTGGTCGAGCTCTATTGCGACATTCATGACTACATTCCCACCGGCCGGCACAGTTACTACTTCACGGTAGAGATAAACGCTTTGCCAACTAGAGATAACCGGCTCCACGGATTTTTCGGTGGCAACTGAGTAGTCTGCCCTACCTACACCGACTGCTGGAACGGTGAATGTTGTGACTGTCATTTAGCTAGGCCTCCTCGTAGTTGACGATTATAGAGATGGTGTGGGGGTTGGTAGAGTCACCATTTCTTATCTCTACCCACAGGGTATCGCTCTCAGTATCT